AGAAGGCTCTTTATTTTATAAATCTAATTTAGGTTTACATAAAGTTGCTACAATAGAAGATATTTCTACAACTACTACTACAACTACTGTTAGTGTAGGTCTTTCAACTTCAGAAGTTGAAGAAATTGCGGGGGTTCAATTATTTGGACCTACTGCTAATATAGAAGATTTAGATAGTATTGGTGATGTAGTAACACAATGTACACTTAATACTACAAATAAATTTACAGATGTTTCTGGTGAAGGATTCGTTTTTACTTCTCATTCTAATTATGGGACTTTTATAGGAAATGATTATAGTGGTTTATCTGGTTTTTATACTCCTGGAAATCCCAATAGTAATTATGATCCTGTTGAAAATTGTGATTTTAATTTTTTTGGTGAAAAAATAGCTTTAGGTAGAATAGGTTTAACACTTTGTAATAATGGATCAAATTTGTTTAGTGGGGGAACACCCCCTCCTGCTCATTTTTGTACATACAATAATATAGATTTACATTTAAATGCAGGTGGAGATGAATTAGCATTTGATAAAGCAACAATACAATTAGATTCAAATAGTGCTGTAACTACAGTTAAAGGTGATTTACTAATTCAATCTAATACTGAAAATCCTGATGAAGAAATAGGAATAGGTAATATACAAGCAAGTGGAGATATAATAGCAAATAATATTAATGAAAATGAAATATTTTTAATAAATGAATCTTCTGGAACAAAATATAGAATTACTGTTGATGCAGATGGAAATCTTGAAACAGAAGAAGTATAGATAATGGATTACGGACAAAAAAAAGATCAATTAATAATAAGAAAAAGAGGAACAGCAGGATCCTCTAATAAACCTGGAATATTTTTATATAGATCAGGTTCTTTAAGAGATCCTTTAACTGCTATATCTGCTTCTGTTCCTAATATAATAGCAATCACTTGTTCTGCTAATAAAGATAATGTTTTAACTAAACTTACTGATAAAAATTCTTATGCATCAATTACTATTAATAATGGTAGAGGAGGTATAGGAGATGCAATAATAGAAAAAGGATTTATTATAGGAAGATACCCACATAGAGTTAAAGATACTAGGTTAATATTAAGATATGTATCTTCTTCTTATAAAGTAAGTGCAAGTATTGTAACTCAATCTTTACATTATGGTGATATGTTTTACCATAGTTCTCAATCTCAAAATGATTTTTATATAGATGTTCCTATTAAAGATAATGAAGATTCATTTGCTGTAGCTTTAAAAACAGTAAATGCTTTAAATAAAGCAGGTAATGGAACTATTTATACTGCTAGTTTAATAGATGATGGAAGTAACATACTTAATATTTCTTCTTCTTTAGGAGAAAATTTAATTGTAGGTTCAACTTTTAAAATAAGAGGAGGAAGTGGTATAGGAGATTTAGAAATTGAAGATAATTTTATTATTGATCATTATTCTCAATCTTTAGGAAAATTTACAATAACTAGTTTAAAAAGTGGATCTGTAGCAGACCCCGATTTTTCAGGTACTAAACCACATACTGGAAAAATGAAAATAGGAAGTTCTTTTAAAATAGGAGATGCAGAACCTTTATTTAAATATAATATAATTCAATCAGGTTCAGGAAAATTAAACCAACCACATTACCCAGGAGACCCCATATTTTCATCACAATCTTTAGCTATAGAAATAGATCCTGATGATAAAGAAAGTAGCATAATAACAGGATCTAAAGATGCTAAAATGTATTTTTCTAGTTCAGGACTTATAGGGGTAAATACTAAAGACCCTAAAAGAGCTTTTGATATTGTAGACACAACAGAAGGAATAGCAGATATGGCTTTAAAAAAGTCTAAAATAAATGATGCAAGAACCTTCTGGCAACAAGGAGATGATATAGCTCAAATAAGATTTATAGGACAAAGTGGTAGTTATATTGATGAACATGTTTCAGGAGCAGCAGCTGCTATAGTAGCAAGAGTTAATCGAAATCAAGCTATTTCACCAGGTGGTGATTTTAGTGGAGATTTAGTTTTCCAAGCAAACAAAGCAGGAGCCTCAACTCCTTATGATATAGTAATAGTAGGACAAGGACATGGAACTACTGCAGGTATGGGAGTAACAATTTCAGGATCTCTTAGAGTCCTTGGTGGTATAACATCTAGTGGAACTCATGATCAAGATTTATATGATGGTGGGTCTTTCTAATTTTTATATATGTATATAAAAACATAAGTTATGGCAATAGATAAAAAAGTTCCTTCACCTAATGAAGTAAAAAATTCTCCCACACAATTTACATCTTCTGAATTAGAAGAAATAAAAAATTTAAAAAATTCTATATCAGATACTACTTTTAAATTTGGTCAAGTTAGTATTAGTAAAATAAAAATACAAGAACAAGAAGATTTTTTAAAAAAAGAACTGTTAAGTTTAGAAAAAAAAGAAATCCAATTAGCCCAAAAATTATCAACTAAATATGGTAAAGGTAGTTTAAATCTAGATACAGGAGAATTTAATCCAGTAAAGTAAGTCTTTAAAAACATTTTTATATTTATTACTGACTAATAAGTTGCGTAAACTAAATTATTTTTATTGGGTTTATAATCCTTTTTCATATTTATATGGGAATAAATCAATAAGACTGATATAACAAAAAAAATATAAATAAAAGATGGCAGAACAAATAATTTCACCAGGTGTATTTACAAGAGAAAATGATCTTACCTTTTTACCTCAAGGTATAGGACAAATTGGGGCAGCAATTGTAGGCCCTACAGATAAAGGACCTGCTTTCGTACCAACCGTAGTAAATAGCTTTTCAGAATTTGAAAGAAGATTTGGAGGATTAAGTCCAGAAACATTCGTTCCACAAACAGTTAGAGAATATTTAAGAAATGCGGGAGCAGTTACAGTATGTAGAGTATTAGCAGGTGGAGGATCCACATATCCCGTAACAGGAACTGTTCAAAGAATGTTTGCAATAGCAGCAAATCAAACAAAATCAACATGTAAGATTGGATGTGACGATGGTGATGAAAATATAACAAGTGATGAAGAAGGAAGTTTCTTTACTATTACAGACGGGAATGGAACAGCAAAAGAATTTTTAATAGTTGATACTAATAATCAGACTTCTAATTCAACAGCAGGAGATATATTATCAACAGGTGATGATACAGGTGCAAGTACATTAGCATCAGCTCGTAATGGTGCAATTGCAGTACCTGCAGATATAACAGGAGGTGATCCAACAAATGCAGCAGATGTATTAACACAATTAGCAAATGCAATTAACCATGCTAATGGGTTTGGAGGTACTGATGGTAAAGGAACTATAACAGCATCAGCTGTTTCGGGTACAGGTCATGGTGAACAAACTATTACTTTAACCTCAAATATTGGAGGTGTAGTACCACCAGCAGTAACAGATTCTAATGCAGATGGAGAATTTAAAGTAAATGGTGCTGGTGATTCTGAAGCTTGGTCAGATGTATCAACAGCAGTAAATGCACGTTACGTATTAATGGGTCTTGTTTTACCATCAAAATCAACAGGTGCTCCTGATTTAGGTACTACAGCAATGCCTATTAGTATTGCTGCAACTGCTAGTTTCGGTTTAGAATTAAATGGAGCTCAAGGAATAACTGCTCATACAGGAGACAAAACAATATCATGTAGTTTAGATGTTACTAGAAAAGATTACATAGAAAAGAAATTAGGAAAAAATCCTTATAATAGTAAAACAGGAGTAGTATCGTTTACAGGTGTACCAGGTTATTTACATGCAAGTTTTAAAAACTTACATACTCAAATGTCTACACCTTTAACAACAACTTCTTTATCTTCATCATTCCAAGTAAATGATTATGCAAATCCAGAACACTTTAGTAGTTTTGGATATACAGGACTAAATGCAGCTTCTGAAGTAACATGTAGTATGCAAACTGCTGAAATTAAATTTACAGGAGGTCCTCTTATGACTCAAGAAGAAAAATATTCAATGGCTTCAACTCCATTTATTACTTCACAATTTATAGATGATGATAAAAATGTAAAAGATTTATTTAGATTCCACACAATTGCTCACGGTACTTCTTGTAATACAGATTACAAAATATCTATTACAGGTTTAAAAGAACCAGGAGACATAGATGGTGAAGAGCAATATTCAAAATTTACAGTATCTGTTAGAAAATATAATGATAAAGATGATAGTGCTAAAATTATAGAAGAATATAAAGGTGTAGATTTAGATCCTCATAGTGTGAATTTTATTTCACGAAGAATTGGAGACAGATACCCACAATATAATGATACTTTAGATAAAGTTGAATTATTAGGTAACTATCCAAATGTTTCTAATATAATAAGAGTAGAAGTTGCTGATGGAATATCAGATAAAAACTTCTCACCAAAATATTCACCTAAAGGATTCCAACCACTTTACAATTTAGTTGATACAGCTTCTTTTGATGTTAATATTGGAAATATTGCATTTCCTTCATGTTCATATGAAGCTCAACAAGTAGTAGGTAGTAATTATAGTGTAAGAGGACATTTAGGATGGAAATTTAATGAAAAAGCTACAGATAATGAAAACTGGTTAAAACCTATAGCAGATGGTGCTAAACAAAATGTAGCAGGTAAATTTAATGTAGAAGATTGTTTTGGACACGCAAGTTCAAGTTTATGGTCAGGTTCATTAAGTGCATCAATAGATGAAACAGGAACAAATGGACCAACATCTACTCAACTTAAATTTTCAATACCATTCCAAGGAGGATTTGATGGTATACCAACATATACTCCTAAATTTACAGGAGCAGAAAGCACATTAGATGAAGTAAAATATACTGGTGGTTCAAATTTATATGGGTTTGATTTAAGTGGAACAAATAAAGCAGGATATAAAGGATATAAAAAAGCATTAGATATTTTATCAAATCAAGATGAATATGACATTAATATGTTAGCATTACCGGGTGTACTTAAACAATTACACAGTTCTGTAACAGATAAAGCTACTACTGTAGTTGAAGAAAGAGGTGATTGTTTTTATGTAATGGATTTAGGTAGATCAGATTTATCAGTTAATGATGCTGTTTCACAAGTATCAGGTTTAGACACTAACTATGCTGCAGTTTATTATCCATGGGTTAAAGTATTAGATTCTTCAGTAAATAGACCAATATTAGTACCACCTTCAGTAATAGTTCCAGGAGCAATAGCAGCTTCAGATAATATAGCAGCTGAATGGTTTGCACCAGCAGGTTTAAATAGAGGTATTTTAGGTAATGTATTAGAAGCTAAAATTAGATTAAATCAAGCTGAAAGAGATAAATTATATGATAATAAAATTAACCCAATAGCAACATTCCCACAAACAGGAGTTTGTATTTGGGGTCAGAAAACATTACAAGAAAGACCAACAGCATTAGATAGAATAAATGTACGAAGATTATTGATTGCTCTTAAAAAGTTTATTGCAAGTTCTTCTAGATACCTAGTATTTGAACAAAATACATTAGACACAAGAGCTAGATTCTTACAAATAGTAAATCCATATTTAGAATCAGTTCAATCTAGACAAGGTTTATATTCATTTAGAGTAGTAATGGATGAATCAAATAATACTCCAGATGTAATTGATAGAAACCAATTAGTAGGTGCTATTTATTTACAACCAACAAGAACTGCTGAATTTATCGTATTAGACTTTAATGTAATGCCAACAGGTGCATCATTTGATGGAGGAGGCGGTAGTGGATATTAAAAAAACAAAAATAATTTATATTTATAACAAAACAATAAAATAAAATAATAAGATGGCAATAAGAGATACTAATGATATGATGTTTACCGCTTTTGAACCTAAACTTCAAAATAGGTTTTTAATGAAAATTGATGGTATTCCATCATATCTAATAAAGAAAATTTCAAGACCAAGTGTTACTTTTGGAGAAGTAGTTCTTGATCATATTAATGTAAAAAGAAAAATTAAAGGAAAAGCAAATTGGGAAAATATTTCTTGTGATTTATATGACCCAGTTACTCCATCAGGAGCACAAGCAGTAATGGAATGGGTACGTTTATCTCATGAATCTGTAACAGGTAGAGATGGTTATTCAGATTTTTATAAAAAAGACATTAATATTTTAACTTTAGGTCCAGTAGGTGATGTAGTTGAAGAATGGATTTTAAAAGGAGCTTATGTTCAAAATGCTAATTTTGGAGATATGGATTGGACTTCAGAAACACCTGCAAACATTGCAATTACTATAGTAATGGATTATGCTATCTTAAATTACTAAACAAATTTTATTTATATTTAAAAAAGGTGCTATTTTTTAGCACCTTCTTTATTTTACATATATGTATATCTGAACTAGTTTTAAATAAAAAACGTTATGAAAAAACAAGAACAACAATTCCCAACTGAAAATGTTACTTTACCTTCTAAAGGTTTATTTTATCCTAAGGATTCTCCATTAAAAAGTGGAACTATTGAGATGAAATATATGACTGCAAGAGAAGAAGATATTTTAACTAATCAAAACTATCTAGAAGATGGAGTAGTAATAGATAAATTATTACAATCTTTAATAGTAACTCCTAGTGTAAATTATAATGATTTA